AGCTTGAAAGGAGGTGAGACAACGAAAAAAGCATCAAAACCACAGGTGAGACCCTTGGCAACATCGCTTGACCCGAAGACCTGCCCACATTGCTTCCAGCCGCTCCCAGATCCGAAGCCCCTCATAGCGCATGATGGCCTGGAGGTGCAAGGGCTGCTGAGGGCGATTGAGCTTGCAGATGACGGCTACCTCATCGCCACCATCGGGGCACTCCGGGTCGTCTACGGAGCCGACAAGGAAGCGCAACTCAGGCCGCTCCTGGGGCAGAGAATCGCATCCATCATGAACGACAAGAAGCTGATCGTCATGGGCCGCGAGGATTGGGATCGAGCATGAGCGAGGGACGGCAGCCCTGGTAATCCTTTTTCAGGCGGCGTAAGCCATCGCGACACGAAAGGCAACACCCCGGCAGGTTTGCTTTTTTGCGATGCCCGCTATTGCCTGGAAGAGGCAGCGGTTCGCCAAGACCGGGCAGTGGACTTGAAAGGTCATCCTGGGTGTTGGCCGTGCACCTGGCAACGGGTCCCTCCGGCGCAGCCCGAACTGCCCCGGAAAAGAAATATAATTCTAAAGCCATCCATCTTTTTTCAGGAAAATAATAATACATTTCGATATCAGTCTAACCGCTATGGGGAGAAGGCAAGGCTCTTTTGGTGATACTTTCCGGGCCGATAATCATGGGGTTGCGGTAGAAGATCAGTCTATTCTTATAGTCGTTGGAATAATCGAGTTAACAAGAGGTGATTTTTCAGGATAGGTTCGCTATTTAAACTCAGCTTCAAACCCCAGTAGGAGTTTCTAGCATTTCTCCGGCTGGGGCCTCCTTTACTTCACGGGCGCTTTTTAGTAAAAAGCGCCGCAAAAACTTGACGTATGCGATCCTGCGGGATCGCAGCGAGACACCAGATAGCCGGGGCCTTGGAAATCCCTTCTTAGTCTCCCCTCTACACCTCGTCTTCCTTTTCTCCAGGACCTCGGCTCGGAGATGCTCCTCTGAAGGCGTTCTATGACATCTAGTGGACATTATCTAAAAATGTCATAGAACTTTTTTTGGAGGAGGGAGAACAACCATGGTAGAAGATAGTGAAAACATGAGTACCGGCTTCCTGGAGAATGCCGGTGCAAAGCTACTCACCAGCGGAATTGTCGCACTGAAGAGTTCCAGCCCTGAAGGCTGGAAGAGGTTCAAGGTCGGCTTGAAGTGCGCTGCAGTGGGGGCTGCCGCCCTGGATGAGGTCACCGACGACGATCAGGTAAGCCCGCAGGAGATCCAGAAAGTTCTGCAGATGGCCAAGGACTATGGAGCCATTAGGACTCTGGAAGACATGCTCTTTGGGCTGCTGAAGCACATTCGAGGGTAGGGGAGATTTTCGGGGATTGTTCCCCGCAGCGCGGGGTTAGGGGTAGCCTGCACGGCGCTTGAGTGCGCCCCCGTCGCCATTCCGCGCGTAACACCGCGCGCGGCACCTCGGAATTTTGGGAGGAAAAAGTGAAACATGCACATTTCGCCGCCTTAACAGCACTGGCGCTCATCATGATCGTCAGCGCCGAGATGGAGCTAAGAGAAGACTTCTCTGGAGAGGGCGAGTTCCAGGCCCGCTCGGATCTCTACGGCGTCCAGGATCGAGCATCTACCCGAGGAGGATCTCTCGTTTACGGCCACACCCTCGCCCCGAATGGCAGCTTCTCAGGATTCGAGGCCCTGAGAGACTGCAGTTACATTGTAGCCACACCAGACCATCACCTCCAGATCCGAGATGCCAGCAGGATCAATGCCACGTCCAGGATGTCAAGGACGCTCTCCGAGCTGGGAGAGGAGCGGTTCTCGCTCTTCACCGCCCAGGGAAACGGCACTGTGCGAGAAGCGGCCAGGACCGGAGGCGGCAAAGGTCGGCCTGTGGAGCTCTCATCAATATTCCATCGGGGACCTTTCAGACTGAACAGCTCGACGAGGATATCATATACTGCAGATGCGGGAGATGCTTCTTAGCTCAGCCGCTATTATGAATCCATCAAGTACCCGTCAAGTAGCAAAAATCAAGATCGGCAAGCTCCATCAGAAGGTCCAGAACCGTAGGAATTAGTTCCTGCATCAAGTACCAAGAAAGATTGTAGATTCAGCCGATCCGCCCCGGAGAGTGCCAGGCAACTTCTGGGCTCGCTGCCTTCGGGCATTGGTAAATCAATTCTGAGTGGTTTAAGTGGAAGTTTTCAAGATTTTCGTGCTCCTCCTGTCATTGCTCCTATTCTTGATTTTCTTGGGGATGAAGTGCAATGCCTGGGGGTGGCCGATCTTTGGAGGTTGATCAAGTTGAAGGATAGCTTCGAATGTTGCGGAGGCCAGACCTCCGGTGAGCAGGCATGTGAATGCATCGAGCAAGACTTGCAGCACAGAGTAATTCCCAGCGGAACCCGGAAATTGGCAGGCCAGGAACGAGAGTATAGAACCACAACTAGCCAATGGCTTACCAGGCAGGCGTTCAAGGCCTGGTCCAAGAATGAAGGCCAGGAAGTGGACCCCATTATCTGGTTTACAGAGATGGGGCACGGGCCGGTGCCTCCAGATGTAAAGCTATAACCTGGAGGGCTATGCACGGCTAAGAAGAACGACTACAGCGAGATCAGGGAGAAGGTCCAGCAGGCTGTGCAGCTCATGGCAGAGGGAATCTCGCTCAAGAAGGCAGCCCTTATGGTGGGCCTTCCTCGGTCAACCCTGCAGGATTACATTCGAAAGGGCAGCCTGCCGGATGGGCTGCCGATCTGGCCCAATTAGGTCAGCGAGCAGATGGAAAAACGGTCAGCCGATGATGCCGGGTCTATGCCGGATCGGGCCGGAGGGTGCCAGATCAACCGGCAGCCAACAAACCAGCTGCATCAAGACCTGCAGGCTCCCGAGCCCCTATCCGATCAGCGGGACTCTTCCGGGAGATTTCTTCCTGGAAATCAAATTGGCGCTAACTATCTTAGCTCCGCCAGGAAGGCAAAAACGATGCTGGCGGACTTCGCGCCTTATGTTGCGGAGACCCTCATGAACATCTTCCGCGACCTGCCCATTGACCGGCCCGAAATCATTCTCGCCTTCGCAAAGGAGATCTTAGACCGCGGGCTTGGCAAGCCTGTCCAGGCCATAGATCTCAAGGAGACTCACACCTATGAAGAGTATCGCTTCTTTGAAGCCGCTGTAATGGCCGCGGATGCCGATGCCATACGATCCGCGGCAGCTATTGCAGAACGCCTGGAGAGCCACGCCCGCAACGCTCGCGGAGCATCTTTCCTACGGCAAGTGGAGATCATACCACCACCTGGCGGAACTCTCTGTAATCTTGTCCCTGGCGGTGGCCGGGAGGTATCCGAGACTGATAATCTCGATGCCTCCGCAGTCAGGAAAGAGTGAGCTTGTCTCGCATTGGTTCCCGGTGTGGCTGCTGGACCTCTTCCCCTGGGCCAGGATCATTCTTGGCTCTTACCAGGACGACTATGCTGCCACCTGGGGAAAGAAGGTCCGCAATACCATTCAGGCCAACTCTGATCAGCTCAGGGTGAGGATCTCGGACGATTCGGCGGCTGCGAATCTCTGGTCCACTACCGATGGCGGAGGCATGTCCAGCTCCGGCGTTTCGGGGGCTGTGACCGGCAAACCGGCCCACATCCTAGTCATCGATGACCCCATAAAATCGAGAGAGGAGGCCGAGTCTCCGACCTATCGAAACAGGATCTGGGACTGGTGGACCGGCACGGCCCGGAGCAGGCTGAACCCTCTCCCCTGGGCTCCTTACAGCGTTGTCATCGTCATGATGACCCGCTGGCACACTGATGACCTCGCAGGCCGCCTCATTGCCCGCAAGGTGGATGCCGAGCTGGAGAAGTTCGTGCCGCCCTGGGTGCAGTACAAGCTGCCAGCCATTGCTCTGGAGGATGATCCTTTGGGCCGAAAGCCCGGAGAGGCCCTGTGGCCAGAGAAGTACCCGCTTGAGCTGCTGTATGCGATCAAGGGCGAGACATCGATCTACGACTGTGAGTCGGAGTACCAGCAATCGCCAATCCTGAAGGCGGGCAATCTCTTCCGGCGCGAGTTCTTCCGGCCTATCGAGATCCTGGCCTGAATTATTGGAAATTCCATGTATGAGATAGCGGACGATCCAGAGGCCATCAGACCGCTCACAGTTTCCAGAAAGAGTCTGCGAATCGGCTCTTTCTGCGACCTGGCCACCAGCACGAAAACGAGAGCCGACTATACCGTTGTCGCAACCGTGGGCATGGACAAGGCGCTGAACGTCTATATCCTGGATATTTTGCGCGGGCGCTGGGAGTGGCCTGACGCCTATGAGCACATCGTGGACGAGATCAGGAGGCAGAGGGTCAAGCTGGTCGGGGTTGAGACCAACGGATTCCAGCTCTCCTCTTTTCAGGCGCTGGTGAGAGAGCACCGGCTCAAAGGCGTCGCTTTTCATCCGGTGGCGATGGCTACAGACAAAACCAGCCGGGCGCTGCTGGTCTCGGCCAAAGGGAGCAACGGCAAGCTGTACTATGCGGCCGGTGCCTCCTGGTCCGAATACCTCATAACTGAGTTCACGAATTTTCCCAGTTTTCGGCATGACGATGTTGTGGATGCGGTCTGCGGAGCTGTCGAGCTCTTGAACCGCTATTCGCCTCCGGCCTCCATAATCCGGCCGGGAGTTGCAAGGAAACGATCCAAGTTCCGGAGGAGTGCGTGAGCAAGAACTTCAAGAAGATCAAATCGTCTCAGAGGCCGAACAGCGGCTTCTCTGAGCTGGGCCGAACCGGCCTGAACCGATTTGGCGGGTGGATCTCCGAGGAGTGGCTTCCTGAGCTGCAGGGCTCAAAGGGGGCTGAGATCTACAAGCGCATGAGCACCAATGATGCCATTATCGGCGGCGGGCTGTTCGCTATCGAGATGGTTGCCAAGCAGGTTCCCTGGCGGGCGGTGCCAGGCGGCAGCAGCTCCAGGGATCTGGAAGCCGCAGAGTTCCTGGAGTCCTGCTTGTATGACATGGAGTTCTCCTGGCCTGCAACCCTGTCCGAGATCCTGACCATGTATCCCTTTGGTTGGGCGGTGCTGGAGAAGGTTTTCAAGATCTGCCGCGGCCGGGACCAGAAGGACCCGCGATTTCGCAGCCAGTACGATGATGGCCGGGTTCGGGTGCGCAAGCTTGCACCCAGAGCTCAGGAGACCTTGCAGGATTGGGAATACGATGAGGATACAGATACCCTGCAGGCCATGATCCAGCTCGCTCCTCCTGACTTTCAGGAGCTGCGGGTGCCCATTGAGAAGTGCTGCCATTTCCGCATGTCGTCGGCCAAGGACAATCCTGAAGGGCAGTCAGGCCTGCGACGCACATATAGGGCCTGGTATATCGCCACCAACCTGGAGGACTTCGAGGCCATAGGGATGGAGAGGGACCTTGCGGGCTATCCTGTCCTGTATGTTCCCAAGGAGATCGCCGACCCGGACCCGGAGGATGAGGAAGCCGTTGCAGCGCATGAAGATTTCATGGCGCTGATAACCAGCGTGCGCAGAGATGAGACGGAAGGCCTGCTCCTCTCTTCAGAGCGGGACGAAAACGGCCATCTCCTCTATGAGCTGAAACTGGTCACCAGTTCCGGCACCCGGCAGATCTCTACCAATCAGGCCATCACGCGCTGGAAGAGTGCCATAGCCGTGAGCATGATGACCGACTTCCTGCTCCTGGGGCAGGGCAAGCAGGGCTCGTATGCCCTCGCTGAAACAAAAAGCAAGCTCTTCGCTCAGGCCATCTCGGCCATTTTGGATATCATAGTCGAGGAGATCAACGCCTCAGTCGTTCCCGATCTCGTCGAATTCAACCCTTCCATCTTCGAGGGCCTGGAGAAGCTGCCTTATTATGTCCACGGCAAGGTCGAGATTCCGAACCTTGAGCAGCTGGCCACCTTCCTGCAGAAGCTGGGCTATAAGGCGGACTGGCTGAGGGGCGACGTAATCCTGGAGAACCATCTTCGCAGTCAGGCAGACCTCCCGCTCCGGCCCGCAATGCAAACGCAATCTCATGAGAACGCAGAGGATGAAGATGAGGGCGCAGAGGCCATGCAATCTCAATCGCAGGATGAAGGGGTGCCAGCATGAAGCTGGCCGAGATGACTCCTCCCAGGCTCGAAGCCGCCCCGGAGGAGGAGGTGCGCTCGGCCTGGCTGCGCCTCTCTCAGTGGTATGGTGCTGCTCAGGCTAACGGAAAGGCTGTGGAGAACATCGTGAACGCCGCAGTCTTCGTCTATGCGGAGTTCCTGCGCCGGGGCTGGGAGATCGATCCAAGCAAGCCCCTGGCCCAGGCCGTGGCCAGCCTGCAGCTTCATAAGGGCATGTCCCTTTCCCTGGCCCAGGCCATCGATTCTCTACCAGCCGAGGTCCTTTTAGTCAAGGACTTCGCCTCCCTTGTGGGCTCTGCTGTCTCCAAGGAGAAGCCCAGGGACATTGACGTTCTCCTCCGGGCCCGGAGAGACGATGCCGGCGAGAACTTCCTCCTCCAAGGAGATAATGTCTGGCTGCCGCTCAGAAAAGCTCTCGATCCAGAGAAACTGCAAAGGCTGCACTTCATCGACAATCCCCAAGGCCCTCACTCCGATCATGTGCCTCTCTATTCTCTGGTCCTGAGGCGAGAGAGCCTTGAAAAGCAGATAGTCAAGGCCCTGCAGCCTGGCGACAGATTCCCGCCACAGAAGCCCCTCATGGCCGGATACACTGAGTTCTTCTCTACTTCTGAACTCTGGCCCTGGTGCGAGAGAAAGATCACGGAAGGAGCGAGGCTCGCCGGGGAAGTGAAGTTCGATGGCTTCCGATGTATAGTCTCCCTCCAGGATGGTAAAGTCTCGGCCTGGTTCGAGGACTCGGGAGAGGACCGGGCCTCCCATCTGCCGGGCATAGTCCAGGCAATGCAGGCCAGCGGCTACAAGAGCCTTATTCTGGATGGCGAGATGCTGGCCGTCGATCATCACGGCAGGATCATTCCCCGCACCCAGCTCTTGGAGATGCTCTCCGGAGATCCGGCCTTCGAGCCCTATTATGTGGCCTTCGACTGTCTGAACCAGGACGAGGATATCAGCCAGAGGCCACTCGGGGAGAGGCAGACTATCCTTGCGGCTGTGGTGGATGACCTGAAGTCTCCTCAGATCCGGCTCTCACAGTCTCGCAGATTCGACAGCCAGAAGGAGCTGGAGATCGTCGGTCGCTGGGCTGCTTCTCAGCCTACCAGCGAGGGCCTGCTAGTCAAGAATCTGCTCAAGCCCTACCATCCGGGCGGGAGCGATGACTGGGCCAAGTTCAAGACCGTTCTGGAGCTCAAGGTCCAGGTCCTGGGGGTCGAGGAGAAGAAGAACGGCTTCTTCTACCTCTGCGGCCTGCGTGAGCCGCCTAAGAACGCAGATAGAACGCAGGTGCATTCGGGCCTCCTGGTGCTGGGGAATACATTTGTAACGCAATTGCGTTCTCAACCTGGCCAGGTCCTCAATGTCCGGGTCGAGGAGCTGCTAATTCTCAACAAAGGCAAAGAGGATGTTCCGGCATGGGGAAAAGAAGGCGTTCAGATTGCGTTTGTTGCAGCCTCTCCAAACGAGGGCGAGCGCTCCAGGAGAGAGCCGATGGTCGGCCCTCCTGGAGAGCTCTTCCAGAGTCTTTACCTTGAGCCCGCAGGCCTGCAGAAAGAGGATGTAGCTCTCCTCTATCTGGTGCCCCAGATCCTCTATGAGAAGGGCCAGCTGCGTGCACCTGGGGAGCTGGAGGTCGAGGCCTGGACTCCGCATCTTATGCAGAAGCTGTCCGAGATCAATCCTCATGTCATCGTGGCCCTGGGCAAGCAGGCGGGCCTGGCCCTGGAGGGCCTCGCAGATTTCGTGATGCCCCATCCTGCAGCCGTGCATAGATATGGAGACTCCGGCGAGGTCTCCCGGAAGATCAAGCAGCTCATGGACAAGATCCAGGAGGTAGCCAAGCAGGATGACGGCCAGGATACCCGCTCGGATATAGCCGCCCGCGAGTATGAAAGGATCTGGTGGCAGATGGCGCCAGTCTCCGGAAAGGGCCGGTTCGTGCTGCAGGCCCACTGGCGAGGCCTGAATGAGGAGGAGACAAAGCTCTCCCATGAGGATCTTCTTAAGACCGATCATTCTGTGCATTGCGATCTCCGGCTAGAGATCGACAAATCCCGTCTCTGGGGATTCACGATCTTCGAGGGATCCACCAAAGATATCAGAGAGAAAGGGCAGGGAGAGGCCAGGGTTTTGCACCTCCCTCCAACCGACAGCCTGCAGGGTGCTTTCAAGCTGCAGCAGCCGCACGCCTGGCTGACCATTGCCGAAGATAAGCCCTTCGTTTCCGGGCCTGGAGCTGTAGGCTCCACTGCTCAAAAGTTCTCCAAGTTCTTCCAGCTCGACGCCGGAACCTACGAGTTCAGCTTTGCTCGGCAGCATGGCCGAGAGGTGTTCCTGCACGGCGAAAAAATCAAGGGCAGGGTCCTGCTGCAGTATATGCCTGCCTCAGAAGGGCGGGTGTGGGTCATCTCCAGGCCGGAGAGCCAGGAGCCGTACACCGCCAGCCATAAGCTGGAAGATGTCATAGAAGAGCTGAAGGAGAAGGGCCAGGAAAAGCTCGTTTGGAGCGCAAGCCCAGGCCAACCTCCAAAGGTCTTAAATATTCAGGAGTGCCCATTTAAAAAACAGAGATACGCCGCGATATTGAAAGCCGATGAGGAAAAAAGGCTCGTTTTTGGCGTAATTTCGGAACCTGACACCGTGGACCTGCAGGGCGATGCTCTCAGCCGTGAGGAAATTGCCCGGATGGCACGAAACTTTGAGCAGTATGTTAGGGAATTTCGGGATCGGCATACTCGAAGAAAAGTAAGGACTGAAATAATCAGGTCCTGGGTGAATGATCACGATTTTACCTACGCTGGGCAGCTCATCAAGGCCGGGTCCTGGTTGATGTGCGTTCGGGTCTTGGATGATGAGATCTGGGGCAAGATAAAGTCCGGCATCTACAGGGCGTTCTCAATCGGTGGCAGGGGGGTGCGCATTGAAAGAGTACGACCTGATAATCAGCGGGCTGCTGGATGAAGTGTCGTTCGTTCCTGCCGGAGCGAACGGGAAGGAGTACCTACTGGTGAAGGAGCACAAAATGAAGGAAGCGATCCTGAAAAGCATAGCGGAAACCCCGGATGAGGATCTTAAGAAGGCCCTCTCCGAGGCTAAGCTGGACGAAGAATCCCTTGATGTCCTTGGGACTGTTGGAAGCATTCTCAAGACATACAAGGACAAGCTGCCAGCCGAGAGCCTGGCAATTCTGGCCAAAGCTTGCGGCTATCCTGAGCCAAAAGCCCAGGAAAGTAAGGGCAAGGGAGACGATGACGAAGAGGAAGACAAGGACGAGGGCAGCTACGGCTACTCAAAGGAGCAGCTGGAGAAGATGGACCCAGGAGTCCGGGTGCTCTTCGAGAAGATGGCCGCAGACAACCAGGCCACCAAGGAGAGAGCCGAGAAGGCCGAGGCCCTGGCCAAGGAGCTGAAGGATGCCGAGATCACCAAGGCCTACATCGCCAAGGCCGAGGCGCTGCCCAATATTCCCGGCCTGACCGCAGAGAAGCATGCGCCCATCATGAAAGCTTTGGGAGAGAGCCACCCTGCTGAGTTCGCCGAGATCTACAGCGTGCTCAAGGCAGCCGATGCTCTGCTGGAGAAGTCCGCTGCCTGGAGCGAGTTCGGAAGCGCAAGGGCCATCAGCGGCGGCTCAGTCATGAGCAAGATCCAGAAGGCTGCCGAGGCACTGGTCAGAAAGGACATCTCGGGCATGACCTACGAGGGTGCAATCGAGAAGGTGCTCGACGATCATCCCGAATGGTACGAAGAGTACGAGGCGGCCCGAGTCGAAGCCGTGAAGGGGGAGGCCTAGATTATGGCGGTCGAAGAGATCATCTACTCCACAAGCGTTATCGCCGGGGCCGACCTCTCAGCAAAGCAGTTCTACTGCGTCAAGCTCAATACCTCCGGCCAGATGGTCCTCTCCGGAGCAGGGGAGAACGCACTGGGCATTCTTCAGGACAAACCGGCCTCATTCCAGGTTGGAGCCGTCTGCTGTCTTGGAAAGAGCATGGCCGTCTACGGAGCCTCAGTCACTGCAGGCCAGAACCTTGCCTCAGACGCTTCAGGGAAATTGGTCCCAGCAACAGGAAGCGATGCTGTAGTGGCCGTAGCTGCGGAGTCCGGATCATCAGGCGACATCTGCAGCGTCTACGTCGTCAGCCGGGCAACATCTGGAGCCATCCAGAAGAGCATTCTCTCAATTCCAGTGAAGCTCTCCAAAGTGGCCAACGGCGACCTGTTAACCCAGTTCACGCCAGGTTTTCCGGGCCGGATTGTCAAGGCCTCTTTTGCCGTCACCGACCCTGTAACGACAGCCAGCAAAGCCGCTTCCATCAACCTGGAGATCGGATCTACCAACCTCACAGGCGGAGTGATCGACCTGACCTCTGCCAACTGCGGAACACTGGGGACAGTAGTGGACGGCTCTGAGATCACAGGGAACAACGTATTCGATTCTGACGATACAATCAGCATCGAGGCCTCAGGGGTGACCGCCTTTGCGGAGGGCGAAGGCGTGCTATTGATCGTCATCGGATAAGGAGGTGAAAGAAGATATGCCTAATCCTACTGCCGGGGACGTTCATGTAAACCGTTTACTTGGAAACATCTCCACAGCATACATCCAAAAGCAGAGTGCATTCATAGCCGACAAGGCGTTTCCTGTAGTCCCGGTGGACAACAAGAGCGACCGCTACACGACTTACAGCAAAGAGGACTGGCTGCGAGACGAAGCCCAGGAGCGTGCTCCAGGCACCGAGTCCGCAGGCGGCAGTTACGAAGTGGATACTACTCCCAACTTCTTCTGCCACAAGTTTGCCTTCCACAAGGACGTTGACGACGATACACGAGCAAATCAGGACAGGCCCCTTGACATCGACAGAGACGCCACCCTCTTCGTCTCACAGAAGATGCTTCTCAAGCGAGAGCGCGTCTGGGCCAACACCTACATGACCAACGTATGGGGAATGAATCTGGTGGGCGTCTCCGGATCACCGGGCTCTGGTGAGTTCAAGCAGTGGGACCAGAGCGCAGCAACCATCCTCAAGAACATCGAGGACTGGAAGGAGCTGGTCGCCTCCACAACTGGCTACGAGCCTAATATCATCGTCTGTGCGCCTGACGTTCTCGCCACCCTCAAAGTGAGTTCAGAGATCAAGGACACCATCAAGTACACCCAGAAGGGAGTTGTCACTGAGCAATTGCTGGCTGAGCTATTTGGCGTGGAGAAGTTCCTGGTGCCTCGAGGTGTCGTCAACACAGCGGTCAAGGGCAAGTCTGGGACCTTCCAGCGCATAGTCAGCAAGAAGATCCTTCTCTGCTACGCTCCCGAGAAGCCGTCCCTCCTTATGCCGTCAGCAGGATACATATTCTCCTGGAAAGGCTACTTTGGGGCTGACAGGTTCGGCGCTAGAATCAAGAAATTCCGCATGGAGAATGTGGAGTCCGAGAGGATTGAAGGGGAACTGGCCTTTGACTGCAAGCAAGTGGCGGCTGACCTCGGCGTCTATGCTGTAAATGTGATTGCCTGAAGCAGGCCTGCCACCTGGAATTTTTTTGGACGCTATGGCCTACACCAATAATCCCACAGGCTGCCCGACAGATCTCGTCAGGCTCAAGGCCGGGGATACCGAAGGCTCGCCCATCCTATCCGATGAGGCGATCCTCGCATTTTTGGAAAACAACGATAATAATGTGCTTCTGGCCGCAGCGGAAGCCTGCGAGGCTCTGGCCGCTCATTATGCCGACAATCCCGCCGAGGTCGTGGGAGATCTTGAGGGCGCAGTCACCAAGACGCAGAATTTCCTGCGAGCTGCAGACAGATACAGGGCGCAGGCGGCCGCAGAGAAGGCTGAAGCTGAGAAGGAGACAAGCAACAAGCCCAGGAGGCCGGGCTGCAGCACTGATGCACTGAACAGAGGCTCAGTCTTCAAGCGGGGGATTTGCAGTGGGAATTGAGCCTCCCGTCATCTCTCAGGCCGATCTGGCCAGGCTCATTCTGGCCGCTTTCGGCAGCCTGGGCACCTGGCTCTTTGGGGCCTGGGACCCCATTCTTCAGGCACTCATTGCCATGGTAGTCATCGATTACTTGAGCGGCGTCCTGGCCGGATATTATGAGAAGAGGCTCAACAGCGAGATAGGCTTCCGGGGGATCGTGAAGAAGCTGTGCATGTTCCTCATGGTGGCCCTGGCTAACATCCTGGACACCACCGCTGACCTGGGCGAGCCATGGATCAGGACTACGGTAATTATGTTCTTCATAGCCAATGAGTCTTTGAGTGCCCTGGAGAATGCAGGCCGGATAGGAGTGCCTCTGCCCGAACCGCTCCTGGCCGCCCTGGAGAAGATCCACAAGCAGCATACCGGGGAGGAGAGGAAATGACAGAGCAGCCCGCCTCCGAACTGGCACAGATCCAGCAATCCCAGGTCCTGGAGTCTGATGATCTGCAGAGGCTACAAGATCTGGCGCCAGAGCTGATGCAGGCCGTTGCTACACGAACAATGTTCAGGACGCCAACCGAGGCCAGGTTCAGCGTCTTGAACGACCTCAAGCATCCCACGCCCGCCTCAAAATACCATCAGGCAAAGCTGGAGCAGGTTGTGATGTTCAGCAACCTGATGATGCTCAGCTTTGACTACAGGGAAGCCCTGATCGATCTGGCCGAGGCGGAAGAGCAGATTAAAAGCGCCCAGGGATTCGAGCTGGAGCGGCTCAAGGTGAAATGTGACCGGCTCACCTATAAGCTCGCATGGATGAGGAGCGAGGCTAAGGAGCGGCTCCGGGAGATCGAGATGTGGAGCCAGATCAAGGTCCAGCTAGTTGCTGCAGCTCCCTTTGATCATGACAACAAGGATACAGAAGAGCTGCAGGGCCTTGCGATTCGCTACCTGCAAGAGCTACCGGCAGCAATGCGAGCGGGCAAAGACGTAGGCGGAGCTGTAAATATCATAGCCCAAGCCGGTACCATGCTTGCCGAATGCGAGAGGCGGAGCATTCCTTTGCCGCCCAAGCTGGTCGAGCGCAGCAAGCGCTTGCTCAAAGGAGCATAGGATGGCCTGGGAGTCCGCAGGCAGCCTCAATACAGGCCGCATTGACCTCTCTGGCGGAGGAGATTCTGATGATGCTATCTCCATGGGCGGAGGGAGCAGTTCTTCATATTTTGAGGATCTAACAGAAGAGTTCAACGGCACATCTTGGAGCAGCGGCGGAGATCTGGCCACAAGCAGAGCAGGTGCAGGAGGGGGAGGAAACTCCGCAGATGCAATCTGCATGGGCGGGTGGAGCGATGGCATCCACATTGAAAGCACAGAAGAATACAATGGCAGCTCCTGGAGCAGAGGAGGGAGTCTTTCTGCAGTCAAGAAGTACCTTGCAGGCGGCGGCAACTCTTCCAATGCTATCGCCGTTGGAGGATATTATTATAATGAAGAGACGGAAGAAACCGTAATTTTTGATGCCACAGAAGAATACAATGGCACCTCTTGGAGCAGCGGAGGAAACCTCGCCACTGCCAGATACTACCTTGCAGGCGGCGGGAATTCTTCGGATGCCATCTGCATGGGCGGATATGATGGAGATTATTATTCCGCCGCTGCCGAAAAATACAATGGCACTTCCTGGAGCTCTGCCGGGAGCTTAGGCACAGCAAGGGAGGGACTGGCAGGCGGCGGAAACTCCTCCGATGCAATTTGCTTTGGAGGGACCGATGGCGGCTATTTAGGGGATACAGAAGAGTACGATGGGACGAGCTGGAGCGCAAGTGATGATCTGAATGTCGCCCGTCATTATCTAGCAGGAGGCGGACTGTCCGGGAATGCCATTTCCATGGGCGGGCATGATTCAGGGGGTTATTCAAGTGTCTGCGAACTCTTCAGCTCGTCTGTAAACTATGTTTTGGCAGAAGCACTGGCCGATGCTGATTCCTATTGCAGCGGGATTGCCCGCGCCCTAAGGTCGATCTCAGCGCTTGCTGATATGGATTCTTCCGGCTTGGCCTCGTCTACTGCTTTCAGGGCAGTAGCAGCTATCACAGATTCAGCGTCGGCAGGACAGGCCAGCGCTCATGCTACACTATCCGGTTCCGCCACTATCGAGGCTCAGCTTGCAGCAGCAATCGCCAGTGCTCATGCTACACTATCTGGCTCCGCTACTATCGAGGCTCAGCTTGCAGCTCAAGCAATCGCCAGCGCTCTTAAGGCCGTGTCCGCCCTGGCTGAGGCAGGGTCTTCGCCGTCTGCCACAGCTGCTATTCTGAAAGCAGTTTCGGCATTAGTGGAGGCCGATTCACCTGTTTTGGCATCGCCTGCGGCTTTAAGGGCGGTGGCCGCAATAATAGACTCTGCATCTGCCGGTCTGGCCAGCTCTCATCCCTTAAAATCTGGTTTCGCCACCGCTGAGGCCTGCTCTGCTGCCCTGGCTCTAGTGAGCAGCGCCCTTAAGCTGGCATCTGCCAATGTGAGGGCTGAATCATCTATCCTCTCATCTGCAGGCGCTACCAGAACAAGTTCGGGCCTGATAAGCGCCGAATCCTACTGCTTGACTGAAGCAAAGACGATTCGCCGGACCTTGGCATTCACTGAAGCCGCTTCGTTAGGCCTGGCAGAAGGGAAGCCTTTGAGGGGCATCCTGGCAGCGATTGAGGCCGAATCTTCCGGTTTCGCAGATGCTGAAATCACTTGGGTTCAGTGGGTCTTTGCCATCTCTGCTGCTAGTTCTTCCGGGCTGGCAGAGGCAGAGGTCCGAAGGCTTGTCTCGGCCATGGTCGAGTCCCTATGCTCTGGCGCTGCCACGCCATCTATACTGAGATACGCCTTCGCGGTCGCTGAACCGCAATCCCAGATTTTGGCTGATGCCCGTCTTCTGGCTGTGGCGGTGGCTTGCTGCGATGCTGAATCCTTGTTAGAGGCTGTAGCCGCCGAGACACGAATCATAGTCGCCATGAGGTCCATCGCATCTCTGGCTGCACAGGCCAGATCTGAGATGGCCGGTCCCGCATCAGCCGAGTCGAAGATCACCAAAATGCGAGCCATGAGGTCCAGGCTATGACGAAGATCTACAAGGGAGATGTTGGAGTCGAGATCCGGCTTGACACGGGCCAGAATCTGACCGGCGCCACGGCCATGAAGATCAAGGTGCAAAAGCCCGATGGGACAGAAGCAGAATGGGCAGCTCAGCAGTACAACAGCACCACCATCTATTATGTGACAGGCTCCGGGGACCTGGCGGCCAGCGGTGACTATGTCCTCCAGGCCTATGTGGAGTGGGGTGAGGACAGCAAGCATACAGGAGAGAGCATGATACTGAAAATATACGAGCCTTTTGAATAGGAGCTAAAATGTCGGGAAGTTTTACGAACTACTGGGAAGAGAAGGTACTGAAGCACCTTTTCGGTATAGCCGCATACACTGCACCAGGCACAGTGTATGTAGGAGTCTGCACAGGAGGAGTGACTGAGGCGGGAGTGGTGACTGGCGAGCCTTCAGGAAATGGATATGCCAGGGTTGCAGTCTTGAACGATAGCGATCATTGGGATTACTCCCAGGTGAGCGGGTTGACCAAGATCGCCAATCATGCCGCTATCGAGTTCCCGGAGGCAAGCGGAAGCTGGGGGACCATAACGGACGTGTTCCTGGCGACTGCCGATTCTGGCGGAAATATCCTGGCCTTTGCCACGCTGGCCGCCTCCAAGGCCATCGGGAGCGGAGACACTCTGAAGTTCGACGCCGCAGACCTGGCTTTCACCCTGGATTAAGGCATGGAACTGCTGGACTCTCTGCAGGAGCTTCTGGCCGGGGATGAAGCTATCTCCGGCCTTGTAGATGCCAGGATCTACAAGTTCAAGCCGCTGGAGAAGAGCGAAGCGGTGCTCAAATCGGGCAATCGCAGCATGATATCCTGCGAGCTGCAGGATTGGGACGGCCGGAACAGCACTACCGATCCGGTCTTTGTGGTGGACATCAGGACCCGTAAGGGAGACGAGGGCGGGGCTGAATATTGCTCTGAGATCGTATCCGCCATCACCGAGCTGCTGCGAGACGGCTTTGGCGGCGTGCAGGTAAGCAAAATCCTGGGAACGGTGAGGTATGACAAGATCCTGGTCGGCTACCGCTGCCGCCTGGCGATCTATGGCCACATCTCGCCCAGCCTCTCGCTCTCTCTGGCGGCCAGCCTGGCCAGCCCCCAAGCAGTAGGATCGACCATAGTCTTTGTGGCCACGGCCGACCCGCCGGCCGAAGGGCTTGAGTATCGCTTCCTGCTGCAGGGTCCAGGGACCGGTTCCGAGTGGCGCGACCTGTCCGGCTGGATTTCTCGGAATTCCTTCTCCTGGAGGACCGAGGCGGCAGACGCTGGGAACTCCACCATAAAGGTTGAGGTGCGGTCCGGCCGAGGGCTGCCGGATGCACAGGCGAGCATCAGCTATGAAATTACAGAAGACAGCTCAAATGCAATCCCGGTCATAAGCTCGCTCTCCAGCTCATTGAGCAGCCCCAGGAGCCAGGGTACGGAGATTGAGTTCATCTGTCAGGCCACCGACGCAGATAACGACCCGATTTACTACCGATTCTATCTGACTGGTCCAGGGACAGCCAATAAGAAGAAGCTGGTGCAGGACTGGAGCCAGAAGAATGCCTGGGGCTGGGAGCCCTCCAAGGAAGATACCGGCACCAACACCATCGAGGTTCAGATCAGAGACGGTCAGCATGCAGGCATTGGATCATTCGATGACAGCGAGTCCATTGGCTTTGTCATATCAGATAATGCAATCCCTGTCATAAGCTCGCTCTCCAGCACATTGAGCAGCCCCAGGGGCCAGGGCACAAAGATCGAGTTCATCTGCCAGGCCAGCGACACAGAGGGCGACCCGATCTACTACCGCTTCTATCTGACTGGTCCAGGGACAGCCAATAAGAAGAAGCTGGTGCAGGACTGGAGCCAGAAGAATGCCTGGGGCTGGGAGCCTTCCAAGAAAGACATCGGCACCAGCGCCATCCAGGTTCAGATCAGGGACGGCCAGCATGCAGGCATGGGATCATTCGATGACAGCGAGTCCATTGCGTTTGTCATATCAGATAATTCAATACCAGCAATCAATAGCCTGTACTGCAATGAATCAGGGACTCATTATGTGGGCGATAAAGTCCATATCGTGGCCAATGCATCAGACCCAGACGGAGACAGACTGCTTTTCAGGTTCTGGATATATCGGCAGAGCGTTGGAGCAGCATGGGAGCAGCTCACCGGATGGCAGGAGAAGAACTGGCTGCTTCATGAGCTTGATGAACCCGATTATGGAACAATCACATTCAAGGCGCAGGTTCGTGACGGGAAGCACGCTGGAGAAGAGTCCTACGATGCCGAAAAGACGCTTATCCTCGGTGTCTCCCGAGCAAGCCTAACCTCCGTTACACCCTCACTCTCCAGCCCGCAGGCCCACGAGAATACCATTGTCTTTACTGCTGCCGCCAACAAGACTGCGGGCATCTACTACAGGTTCTGGCAAAAAGGGCCAGGCACGGGCAATGTCTGGCGCGACTGGACCGGCTGGCAGCAGAAGAACTCCTGGAGCTGGAGGACGCTGGCCTGTGATGTGGGATCAAATCAGGTGAAGGTGCAGGTGTGCGATGACTCGGACACCTGGAATGACGGGGATACAAGCGGGCGAGAGACCACGCTCAATTACACGATCTCATGAGGATGGTGCAGAATTGAGATGACCTTCTGGATTGGCAAGCTCAACGCCTGGGATGCCGAGAACACGGACGGCTTAAACTGCAAGGGCTATTCTGGCGTGGGATCTGACGGAGAATATCTTTACTACAGCCCGTTTTACGACGGCAGTGTCCATCATGGCCGGGTGCTCCGCCAGAAGATCTTTGCGCCCTTCAAGCTGGCTTCGAGCTGGGAGGCTTACGATGCAGGATCAATAGATGGCCTGACCTCAAAGGGCTTTTGGGGCAATCCGATCTTCGACGGCCAGTTCCTGTATTTTGTGCCGTACAACAACGGCTCTCCCTCTGGAATTGTATTGCGGTATGACACCACAAAGCCCTTCAAGGTCTCAAGCTCTTGGGAGGCCTACGACGCCGGAAGCGTTGACGGCCTGACCACAATGGGATTTCTCGGTGCTGTCTTTGATGGGCAGTTCATTTATTTTGTTCCTTATTACAATGGGGCTTATAGTGGCATCTTTTTAAGGTACGACACCACGAAGCCCTTCAAGGCTGCGAGTTCCTGGGAGGCATACGATGCAGGCTCCCTGGCCAGCGGCGCTGCCAAAGGATTTTGCGGCGCAGTTGTGGACGAGGATTTTATCTACTTCTCGCCATACAAAAATGCTTCAGGAGATCACGGCAATATCCTGCGGCTCGACCGAAGGCTACCGTTTAAGTCATCCTCGGCCTGGGCGGTCTTCGCAGCAACTGGGGTTCATGCAAACTGCAAAGGATTCGGCTCCCCTGCAACCGATGGTATATTTGTATATTTTCCGAATTATAGCAAGAAATTGATTCTAAGATACGACACAACAAAGCCCTTTGCTGCGGCTTCGTCATATGAATACTTCGACCTGGCGACCATTGACCCGTTTCCAGAAATTCATGATTGCTGCTTCACCTATGATCACTACGTAGTCTTCTCGCCCTACAGGTTCAGCATGCTTGCTTATGACCGGGATCTGCCCTTCAGCGATCCGGGGGCCTGGGCATTCCTGGATTGCGGCCATGCTGATAATCTTGATGCCTGGGGAAACCTGGGGGTGCACGCCGACCCCAACTACTTTTATTTTGCACCGTTCAGGCGGTATGACGAGGCAAGCCAGTACCACGGCACAGTTTTAAGAGCGAGAATCAACCCCTGCCCCAGCCAATCACAGCCAACTCCAGGGAGCGAGGACTTATCCAAATACGCCGAGGATGATCTGGCCGGGGTAATCTCAAAATCATCATCCAGGGCCACGGCAAGCAGCCTGGAAACCGGATTGCTGGCCTTATGTTACTTTGATTACGGAAAAGACTCATTCAATGCCCTCGAAATCGATTTCGACTGCAGGCTCACGGCTGCCTCCTGCGGAGCACCCGATTACAACGAGGTGGAGCACGGCATCTTAAGCCTCTCCAACAATCACAGCTCCATCGAGGGATATTGGTCTACAGATGATCCCTTTGTCACCTTCTTTGCCGAATTCGAGGAGGGAGATCGGCTTAATCAGTATCTTCGACTGCATAATCACTCGACTGGAAGCTACTATGCGATCTCTTTGGGGACGACATACTATTGCACGCTTCTAAGATCGGCTGGTAGCGGTGCAGTGCAGCTGAAAATTTACAGCAATGCAGAGAGATCCAACCTTCTGGCCGTCTTGACTGAAACCGGCTTCGCCACGACCCGAACGTGGAGGTACATTTACGCCATCCGCTCGGGAGACCTTGGGCCTGGAGACGATCACATGTCATTTTACATCGAAAACATGAATGTAATTCAGCACTGA